AATCTCACGCATGGAGTTGTTAACTGCACTAGGACTCATCCCTTCTGCCAACGAACTACTATTAACAGATGTGTTATTAGCAGCGGTTGTGCTATATTCTTTGATTGCCATTTATTCTCCTTTTAAGTTATTATACAACATTACTGTTGTTCTTTGTTATAATATGGTGATCTTTCTAGTGCCATAGTTCCACCCAAGAAACTTCTTAATCTTTTTTTCAAGGCATCTGATTTGCCAAATTCTTTTAATAATTTTATCCCTTGTTCTGAAGTTAACATTGTTGCTAAGTTTTTATAAGTTTGACTTAATTTTACAGATTGAGAATAGGCATCGATAGCACTAAAAGGTTTAGCTGAAAGTGTTTGTGATATCATTGAAAACAAGTTACTAGAAAAGTCTGCTTTTCTCGCTTCTCTACCTGAAGTAGGCGATCCAACCACAGGTTGTAATTCCATTTGTTTTAAAATTTTAACCATACTATCAAATCCTTGTCTAACACCACTAACATTTAATCCTCTTGATCTTGCAGATTCTTCTAATATAGCTAAAACATTTTGACGTGTTTTAGGATTGGCAAACAAGTCATTATAAAGTTTAAAACCTGGGTTTTTAGATTTATAGGTAGAGTTTGTAATCATTTGATCTAATAAATATCCAGCCATTTTAGGAAACGCTGTTTTATCTTGTTTATTTAAAGCTGCAGCAACTTTTTGTATAGAAGTTGGTGTTACTTTACTTGGATCAAAAAGAATATTATTTATAGTATTATAAGTAACTTTTGTTGTTACAGGATCTAATACTTCTTTTAAAGGATCTACAATAGTTTCTGATATTTGTCTATATGTGTCTTTTGCTTTTTTATAAGCGGGGCTTGCAGCTTCAACTATTTCTTCTAATTGATTTTTATATTCAACCAATGAAGTAGCTGTATTACTTTTACCACCACCTTTTGCATATAAAGCACTAATTTTATCTTCTGTATTTCTAATAATTCTATCTAATGTTTTAACTGATAAATTTTTATTTTGTCCTATTTGACTTATCAATGAATTAAGTTGAAGTTTTAAAGGATCTCCTTTATTTAAAGTTTTAGCTTCATTAGATAATGCTTGAGTAAAACCCTTAAATGTTTTTGAATTTATTATTTCTAATTCGGCTGATTTGTAGTTGGCGACTTTACTTCTATGTTTTTTAGCTTCTTTTATAGCGGCGTTAGTTGCGTCTTTTACTGTTTTAAAAACACCCATTGGTTCTTTAATTTCTCCAACGATATCTTTTAATTCGCCTAAAACTGACTCAGGTATTTGACCTGTTCTTTTTTCAATAAAATCTGATAATTCTCTTCCTGCGGGTGAAGATGCCACATCTCCCGCTACTTGAGAAAAAGGTACTCCACCTACCGCCTCACTTGTTGTTAAAGGCATACCCATTTCACGACTTTTAGTAAGCAATTCTTCTGCTTCTTTTAATCTTTTACTGTCAGGGACAGCTTCTTGGACTACTTTCCCAGTTCTTCCTTTTCCTAAAAATGGGATGCTTGCTAAATAAGTTACAAATCCAGCAACATCTCCATACCCTTCTTTTGTTAAATATGAAACACCTGCATCAAGTGATGCAGCTCCTCCTGTAATTAACATCTGATATAATTTCAGACCAGTGCCAGGTATATATTCTCCTAATCTTTGAGCGTACTCTCCAGCAAAAGTTTCGGGTTCAGCTTTATACAATTTATCAAAAGCAGTCATTATATCCGAATAAGTCGGTAAAAATTTTATAGGTTGATCTTCTGGTTCTGCGATCCCTTTATATTCTTGATATTTTTGTACACCAGTTCCTATACCGCTTTGTATTAAACCGGGTAATCCTAGTACACCAGCAGTTCCCATTTTTAAACCTTCTGCAAAGTTTTTCCCAGCATCAATAATATAATCACTAAAAGATACATCTTTTTTATCTTTGCTTGTAATGGTGCTGCTAATAGCTTGATCTTTAAAAATTAAATCAAATTCATCATCTACACTTAAAACATTTTGATTGTTTTGATTGTTGGTATTTTGACTTTTAAAAATTAAATCAAATTCATCCATTTTTAATATTTTCCAATTAGTTGATTAAAATCAACTCCAAAGTAATTAGATGTCATTTGTTTAGCTACATTATTAAATTGTTCATCACTCATTCCTTGATATTGTGGGTTTTGTGAAATTTCATTTTTAAATTGTTTAAATTTATTAACAATAGTTGATTTCATATCTGATATAGATAATTTATTTTCCAAGCTATTATTTTTGTTAAATAAATCATTTTGGTCAAGTCCTAAAAACTCTTGTTTGTTATTTAAGAAATAATTAGTTCTTGCTCTAACTAATAACAATTCCTCTTTGAGAGAACTTAATTTTGATAAATATTGTGTTGGAGAATCTTTAAACGGATCGGGGTATCCTTTTGACAATCTTTGTGCTTCCGCTTCAGACATTTGAGCACCAGTAATATATTTAATGTATTCGTTTAATGCTTGAGCTGAATTTCTTTTCCATGCAGAATATTTTTCTAAATCTTCTTTTTCTTTTGGGGATAATTCAACACCAGTTTTTTCTAATATAGAATTTAGATAATTTTCAACTCTAGTAGGGTATTGTAAATAAGCTGGATCAAATGATTCTTCTATTCTTGTGATAGCATCGAATTGTTTTGCTGATTGAAGTATATTTTCTTCTAAAGATTTTTTAGTTCCTTTTTCTATGGTTGGTAATGCTTGTTCTCCATAACCACCAACTAAAGTTGGAGTAATAGAAGTACCTTCTGGGCCTGTAGTTACAGTATATCCAATTTGACCTCCTTCGTATGGATAATACAAAGGATTGCCTTGTTCATCGGTACTTAATTCTTGTCCTTTAGGAACAAATCCAGGTTTACCTGTTTTAGCATCAATAACTTTTACAGAACCGGGGGGTGTTGGCTCTGCCATAATATCTTTAATAGTTCCTAAAGCTCCTAATGTTCCTAAAGATTTTTGTAAATCTTGTTGATATCCAGCTTGTAATCCGCTGGTATATCCGCCACCAGCCCCTGCTAATACTTGACCTAAAGATACAGGTTTGTCAGTATAACCCATATAAGGTTGTATTCCTTGAGTTGCACCTAGTAATCCCATTTGTTTAGGTGTAGACATTCCTAACAATCCTTTAGGTTGTTCTTGTATTTTTCCTAAGGTTTGTAATGCTTGTTGTTGCATTATTAAATCTAAAACACTCATTAAAATAAAGCTCCTAATAACCCGCCACCAATAGCTCCCATTTTTCCTGTCATACCCGGAACTAATCCAGCAAGTTGAGCACCACCTAATGCACCACCTAATAGGTTAGCACCTAAGTTTCTGTAAATAGGTTGTTGTGATACTGTTTGTTGAGATGTTGGAGCACCAATCGATGCTAAGTATTCTCTTAGTTTAGTATAAGGTTTTTGTTGTTCGAATTGGAATCGTTGCATTGCATCAGCTAGTTTAGCTTCTTCTAATGCTTCACGTTGTTGACCTACTTGTGCTAGTTGACCAATATCTGCATAATCTAATGCAGCTAACTGAGGTGCTAATTGAGCAGCTTGTAATTGTCTTTGTCTTTCTTGTTGATATGCACCACCATAAATCTGTGATGCGAGATCGCCCATTCTTCGACCAGCAGTCTCTGCCATTGCAGCAGATCCATAACGACCACCTTTTGCAAACATCGAACCTAATTGACTTTGGACATCACCTGCGGCTCTTTGAAATGTTTGTTGTAGATACGGGTTAGTTGCTGGATCTAGATATTGACCAGATAAAATATTTTGAATCTCTTGTTGGGATGAACCTAATAGTGGACTACCCGCTAATGCTCTTTGTTCTTGTAACTGTAATGCAGCTTCTGTTTGACCAGAAAAAGGTGTGTAAGTAGCCTCTGGAAAGTATTGAGGTACATCTGATTGATATAGCTGTTGTGCTTGTCCTAATGCTTCTTCGTAATATGGTTTAACAAACTCCGAAGGTTCTGCTGTTACTGTCGTTGCTTGTTGTGTTGGTTGTGATCCTTTACTCATTTTAGTTCCTTTACAAAATATACTGCTTGAGGTTCATAGTCTCTCAAAACTTTTGTCCATCCTTTCCTTCCAACAATCTCTAATCGTTGGCAGTTGTTTCTTTTGGCCCAATCTTCGACTTTACTTGTCACTAGGTCTAGCCATGATTCCATATTAGAGCCACCAGCTAAAACCCAACGCAATACCCTCAGTTGAGGATAATCGCAAACCTCAGTAACAAAAGATGCTTCTATTCCGTCATTCCAACTAATCCATAGTTGCATCCTATTTTGCTTTATATACTCAAGTATATCATAACTAGAGTATGATCCGTCTAAGGCTTTTTCTATTTGAGGTTTAACTTGTGACCAAATAAACTCTAAATCTTCTACAGGTACTTGTGTTATTACCCTACCCAATGATGACATATTTAAATGTTCTTGTGCTTGAACCAGATCCATGATTCATAGTCGCTGTTCCATTGCCAATATTAGTAAAATGAACATGGGCATTAGCAGCATTATTGGTTATAGGCATTAAAAGAATAACACTATTACCACCTATTCTTGCATCTGTTAAAGTAGTCGTTGTGCTAGAGTTTGTTAAGGTTATTTCACCAGTAGAATTTAACTTGCCATCAATCGTGTTATTTAAGGCACTAGAGATTAAACGTAAATGTTGTCCATGATCGGGTATCGAGAGGGGTACATTAAGAAACTGATTATTAGCCATTATCTTTTTCCTTCTGGTCTTGCTTCAATATCCACACCACTGAGTGTATCAAAGTTTCCGTTCACTGTCACTCTGAGTCGGTGATATCGACTGTTTGTTCTTAAAGGACAATCTCCACTATCCGTAACGGAGACTGCTGTACCTTGTGTGGCGGCATTAACTTGAGAAGCTCTACTAAAAGGTGTGACTGTTACTGTGGTATTCTCACCATTAGCATCCACAATAGGTCGTGCATTGATTAGTGTAGAACGTCTCCCTTGTACACCTTCAAACTCTGTTGTATCGACAGTCGCAGATAAACTGCCACCTAAGAATTTACCAAACTTATTATTACTATCAAATCCTGCTAGACCAATAACTCCTTCACCATAGAAGTAAGAATCTAGTGATCTAGGTAATCCATCTAAATCACCTAACACATCTAGTGACTCAAGAGTATTAAAGGCTTCTTGAGAAGCAGAACTAATAAACTGTAAATCTTGTCCAGATCCTGTTGACCATTTATCGACAGCATAGTTATAAATTAAAAACTTGTTATTGATTGTACCACCACCTGTCGCACCACTACCACGATATGACCAAATAACAATCGAGTTGTTTGGATCAACAGCAGAAGTAATACCTTCAAAGTTAGAGGTGATATCATCAAAGAAAAATTCATTAACACGACCAGCACCAATAGGTGTTAATTGTTGGCCACCTGTTAATTTATAGAATCCGTCTTGTGCTAGGAAGAATATTGTATTACCAAAAGAAGCAATCGCTTTAGGAGCAAATGCACCAATATTATCTGCAATCTTGTTAAATGTAAAAATTAAAGGAGTACCTACGTATTCAACACGATAGATAGCTCTTTCCATAAAGATCACACCAGAACTTTCACCACCGACAATTCCTTGTACTGAACCATGAGTACCAACAATGTCTTGATAACCCGATTGAGTTGTTTGACTAGGTGTCCAGTCTGTAGCATCGTTTAACGCAGACCATTTAACTCGTTGATTATAAACAGTTGAACTTTCTTCTGTATAACCAGCAAAAACAAAATCTCTAATCACTGCTAAGTATTTAGCCTTGACTGATACTAAATCAGAAAAAAGAGTATCTACTCCTTCATCAAACTTCTGTAAGTTGTCAGCAAAGTTAGCTGCAATAATCTTGTTACCAAACTGAGTAAATGTCCAAAAATCTTTTGAACCTTCAGTTGTAGAGTTATTATATCCACCAGAAATAGACTTGTCTTGGAAGTCACCATTGCTATCCATTTGATATAACTTGGTAGTATCACCCGAATAGTTAGTTGATCCACTTGCACCAAAAGAAGTAAACAAACCTAAAGGTTGAGAAGTTAGAGCAACATCACTGAGTTCAACAAAAGAAGGAAATGATTTATAACCTTTTGCTAAAGGAATAACATTATCAATCTTTAATGAACCAGGATTTTGATATCTTGGTAAATCAGCTTGTAGGTTTCCAAATTCAATCATGGGGTGGATGTATCAGTGTTCATTGCGAAGGCAGTTCGCCCAGCATATCTTCCTTTTTCATCATCTTGATTAGCAGCATTAAGAGACTCATTGTAAAGAGTTAACCATGTTACTAATCGTTCATCGTTCATAATATAAGGTTGAGATTCTACTAATGATCCATAAAGATAAATTTGAGGATAATGCGTTAAAAGAAAATTAGTTGTGTTAGAATCTGATAAAGCAGGTATCTTTTGAAAGTAAGTTAATTTAACACTGTAAGTAGAATCGGGAATAGGAGCAAGTTTAATTGTATCTCCAATAATTGTATAGAGTTGTGGAGTACCCGAACTATCAGTTAAATTATTTAATTCAATCTCATTAGGATTAACATAGTCTAAAACAACATTAGGATTTCCGTCAACATATAACTGAACAACCTCTAAGAAGTCTGTCGGTAAATCAAGCGTAGCTGTGCCACTTACACAAGTTAAAGTTGTAGTGGTTTGCATTTTTCTTAATCGTAGATTTCTATTTAATTTAGATTCTGCTAAAGTAATAAAATCTGGAATGACTCCTGTTAAGTCAGAACGATTTAAGTAATTTGCAATACTTGTTTTAAGTTGACTGAATGTTGTTAATGCCATTAGATTTTCTTATCTGTTACCTTTAAATATTTATTGTCTGGATCATTTAAGAAACGAGCAAAAGCTACACGATCTTGAACTTTGCCTGTCTTAGAGATAATCCCTGTTTTTTGCATATTATAAAATACTGTTAAAGGAATACTCGCAACATACTTGAAATCTTTATGTTTGTTAATGTCGTGTTTTTGTAATTCCTTATTACGATCTATAATGGGTTTTGCATCAATTTTATCCTCGATGTAATATTTATCGGCAGCTTCATCAATATAGAAGTTACTTTCAATTACATCCCCGGGATTAGATAGTTTTAATTTTTTAGCCATTGATTGCTTTGTTGATCATATCTTGGATAGGATCTTTTTGGTTGCCTTTAGTAATCATCATCTTGTTAGCACCAGGTGTATTTCTTTTACTAACTTTGGCTTTACCACCTTTGTAAGTGCCATCTTGCATCACAGCAGATTTTTTAGAACCTTTTGTGTAAGATGCACCTTTGTCAAATACTTTCATTTATTGCTCCTTTGTTTTTAGTAGGGTGGGGGAAAATCCCCCTACCCTTTGATTATACTATATTACTTATGAAGTTGTACAGTCAGCTACAAGTCCAGAAGAGTCAGCGTTTCTAGCAACAAGAGTGTACTCAGCTAAGAGTAGTCTCTTATCGTTATCACCAGAAGATGCTAAGTCTTTAGTTTGGAATGGGCGTAAGAACGCACACTCAAACATATCTGATTGTAATACAAACGCATCTCTTTCTCTTTGGAATCTGTTAGGCACTACGCTTAACTCACCAAAGTCAGATACGTAAATATCAGCAGTTGCAACAATAGTTCTATCTTCTACGTTCTTGTACTTAGTAGCAGAACCTGTGAAGCCTGAGAACTTTTGCTTGTTGAATGGGCCAACCATGATCATATCTGGATCGCCACCATCTTGGTAACACTCTAGGATAACTGCTTTTAAGTTATCTTCTGAGAAAGCTACTAATAAGTCAGAGTCAGTAGCTGTGTCTGTTCCGTCACCTGTAGGATCTGCTCCCGCAGTTGATGTACCAGCTGAACGTACTGCGTTAGTCAACCATGCAGGTAGACCAGCAAGAGCTCTTGCAGCAGAAGCACTACCAGCAGAAGCAGCTTGGTTATTAGTTAAGATAGACTCCATGTCTCTCTTTAACTCTTTACCCATTTTTGCTAATTGGTATGCTAGTTCATCGTTTCTTCCAGCTGAGTTAACAGCACTGTTAGTTCCAGATACTACAACAGTCTTTCTTGAGATCTGACAGTAGTTTTGTACTCTGGTTGTTGCGGCTCTTGAATCAAAAGTACCGACATCATCACCTTCGATTTGTGCGTTAGATGTTGATGCAGCAGCTAGTGAATCTTTCTGCCATTCGTGTTTTACTTGATCCGCTGTTCCTTTAGCAATGTTAGTCATAAAAGGAGTTTCTGTAGGAGAAATCGAATAAATTACATCCTCTAGATCTTCTCTTATGCCAACTCTGTTATGGGCGGACACTGTATTTGTAGGTACAGCCATTGTTTTTTCCTTTCGTTAGTTGTTATAAGAATTGCTTTAAAACATTAGCAGCATCTCTCATCGATCCTGTTTGTTTTAAGCGAGATTTTAACGACTTTGACTGTTGACTATCTTTGTTGATTGTTTTTGTTGTTCCACTGCGAACCATTTTCGGTACAGGTTTAGACTGTTTAGCAGAGACTTTTGAGTTCATCATCTTATCATAAAGCATTGCTTTCTTGGCAATCACGAATGATCGATGATCTACCATCATGTTCAACTCTTGATCTGAGTAGCCTTCTTTTTTAAGATAACTCGTCATGTCTTTGCGTAAGCCTTCACCTTTAACAGGATCAACATACTCAGGCTCTTTATCAGCAAGGAGTTTTTTTTGTTGTTCCAAGTATTGATTGAATACTTTGGTCTGCTCTTGCTGTTGCTCTTGAATAGCACGTTGACGTTCTGCCTTAATGGTTTCTAACGCTTTGGATTTATTCTCAACTTCAATCTTTTTGCGATGATATTCATCAGGATCAGTTTCATATAACTTTGCCCAATCAATGTTCGCATCAGGTTTCATTGAGTTTTCAATCTCACTTAGACGTGTCGCATAGTCTTGTCGTAGTTTTGCCACCGCATCGGACTCGGACTTCGCTTTATTGACTTCCTCTTCTAAGAGTCGTCTTTCATCAGCTAGTTCCATCGTCTTTCTTCGATAGTCTGAATCTCGTTGATAACCAGACATTAGTTCATCGAGGGTAACTTCAACAGGTTTGCCATTTACTTTGATTTCGTATTTGGCTTCCTCTTCTTGTGCCTCTTCACTAACCTCTTCAGTTAGATCTTCGGATTGACTTTGTTCTTCAACTTCCGCAGTTTCTACTTCACTCTCGGTAACCTCTTGAGGTTCGTCTTGTGTTGCTTCGACTGGTTCTGTTGTCTGCTCTTGGCTCTCGTCTGTGGCGTTTAACAAGTTAGCAAATGCAGATTGTGCTTGGTCTACAGTATTGTAGACAGGTGTAGATTCCCCATTGGGATTGTCTGACATGGTATATTACCTTTCTTTTATGATTATTATTTGAGTTGTTCTGAAGCTAGTTTTCCAGTTTCCATTTCTGAAATTAACATGGCCTCAAACTCATCAATAGCCTTGACTAGGAAGAATATTTTTTCACGACCTTCAACGTCTCTCAGGGGTGAGTTCTTCCATTCAGTGTCAAGTTTATTCCTAATTGCTTTTAAGGAATCTTGTAATAGAGGATTCTCTAAAATGTCTTTAGCTTGTTGTCCTCTAGAAATTTGTTTATTTAAATCCAATTATCTGCCTCTTGTAGCTAGTTTTGTTCCAAGTTTTTTAGCGGCTTGTGCTGCTCTAGTTCTAGCAGGTGTGGAATAATCTCTACCTGGAGGGCCAGATCTTCCTGTACCAGCTCTTGGAAGGGAAGGTTGACGATCTCTTTCAGATTGTTCCATTTCTTTAAGTAACTCTTGTTGTGCAACATATTTTTCAATAGGAGGTAAAGGTTCTCTAACAATAGAAGGGGTTGGCATTTCAGTAGGATAACCCGGTCTAACAATTCCAGTTGGGATTACACTATCAGTAGGAATCATAGGTTGTCCTGTTTCTGTTACAGTCATGGTACTTCCTCCACCATATCTAACAGTGGGTTGTTGTGGTGCAAATAAATTTGCTAGATAACCTAACATACCACCACCAGATAAATATTCTTGTGCAGCATCTCCAATACTACCAAACATACTACCAATTCCACCACCAATATCTCCAGCAAGTTGTCCTAGTGTAGGAGACATAGCTACAAATCTTCCTGTTTCAGGATTATATTGTACTCCTCTACTACGATATTTTTGATTTAATAATCCTATTTCTCTTGCCTTTTCTGGGCCAAATCTTCTTTCTAATTCCATCATCTGCATAGAATTTAATGCACCAAAACCAGGAGCAAGTACTTGTTCATATCCTTCTATTAAACCTTCGGGTGAAATCTTAGGGCCTGTGTATTCTTGATCTCTTCCTCGATCAAACATACTATCAGGTTGACACACACCATCAATTAATTGATAACCTGGAGGACAAGGATCAAAACCAACTCCTCCTCCTTCACCTTCTTCTACTGGTGCTGGAGTTGTGTCTAGTTGTGGTCGAGGAAATCTTTCACCTTCTTCTAATTCACCCGCTTCGATTTGTTCTCTACGAATATCATAAATAGGGTTGTATTGGGGTGCGGTAGATGCCATCTCTCCCGCTCTGTAAGCATCAATAATTGCTTGGTATCTAGGATCGTTTCCTATCATCTCATTCCTCTCTTAATTAAGGCTTCTTGTATGTCACCTTCGTTTTTAATTTTTTGTTTTTCTATATCGGCTAAAATCTTTTGTTTTTGTATAGCTATGTCCGCTTCTAACTTTTGTTGTTGAAGTTGGATATCGGCCATTGCTTTTTGTCTGTTTAGTTCTAATTCTTGTAAAGCCACACCTACTAATGGATTTTGTTCTTTTTGTTTCGGTGGTTGAGGTGGTATATTTGCTGGATTAATAAAGAACTGTTCAGGTGATTTATAACCCGCTACTTCGACAATCTTAGAAATGGTATTGTAGATTTTATTTTGATCTACTAATGTTCCCATTCCCCCCGCTTGAATTAATTTTTCTTGGATTGCTAATATCTGAGCCAAAGCAGCATATCGTTGTTCTGGATCTGCATTACCTAATCCTACAGTAATCGTTAAGTCCATGTTGGATACCCATGAACGAGGATCAACAGGAATATATTTTCCTCTGAGTCTTACAATACGTGCAGCATCTTGATACTTGACTACGTTAGCATAAATCAATTTAAACATTTCTTTGACACCTGTCTCTGCAAAAACACGAGCAATCATTTCAATACGCTGAGTTGCAGCGTTCATTAAGGCTCTTGTCGAAGCAGCAGTGGTATGTGACTTTTGAATTAAGTCGGGATCTGCACCCATTTGTGTTCTTGAAACACCAGTGCGTTGTTCTTTGATCTGATCGACTTTCTCCATCATACTTAAACCTTGATTTAAGAAGTTAGGAGTTGGGAAAGGTTGAACTGCGTTAGGTGATTTCACACGAACAATACCACCAGGTCTAGAAGTCAGTAAGTCGTCTAAGTTTACTTGTCCATCAGTCACAATAGTACGTGCATTATTTTGTAAGTACATATTGTCGAGTGTTTGTCTTAACACTGTGGTTTTAATTAACTGTAAATCTGCTGTTAAGTCAGTAAGGGATAGACCAAAGAATCTGTGTGGCATGGGAATCGGAGTTAATGTAGCAAAAGGAACGTGGTCTATTTCTTCGTTATCTAAGATCTCATACCCTTGACCAGCCACTGTAATCTTTCTTAACTCTGCTACTCCATCATCATCAGAGTCTACTCGCATATAACATTCAGTAACCATGACCTCTTCCATTGTGGGATCAGCATTACTCTGCTCATAAGGAGCTTGGTCGTCATAAATTCTTCTCGAAGTTTTTTCTTCGTTATAAACTTGTTCGTCAAACGCAGGTAATCCCATAATGATATCACGATCAAAACCTTCTCTCACTAACTGTGATCTTGTTTTGGTGACTCGGTGTGCAATGAAGTCTGCTGTTTGTAAATCTTTTGCTTCTCTTGAAATGAGCATCTCTTCAGGTGGTACGTTCTCTATTTGAACTTTACCGACAGTCTTTTTTCTTTTGACTTCACAATCATAGAATACTTGTTGAGACATTTGGGGGTTGCCCATCTCATCCATGACTTCTTCTTCCATCATTGTTTCTGTTTTAGAAATTAATTCCACATCGTCATTAGCAAGAAGTGATTGATATTCGATCTCTGTTAAATTTTCATAAGTTTCTTTTTTCTCTTCAATGGCTTCATTCCAAAATACTTTAATAAAACCATTCTTCTGAATCAGTGCGTCTTTGAACCAAGTGTGTAAGGTCATAAAACCAGGATTATCTTTCATTAAGATATGGTTACAATAATCAGTTGCTTGTTCTGCTGTTTCGATATCTTCAGGGCCTACAGGAGTAAACTCCACAATGGATTCACCCGCAGTAAAAATTCTCATTAAAGAAGGCAGCACACTCTCGACAACTTCTAAGGTGTCTTGAGAAGTAACTTGAGATCTACCTTCAACCTCATTGCCATAAGGTTCTCCTAAGTAGTATTCTAAAAACTTTCTTCTTTGTTCGGTAAGTTTGCCACCATAATATCCCAGAGAGTTATCGATCTCTTGGGAGATCATCGCTTTTAATTTAAATTCATCCATTATACAATTCCTATTTGGTTATACTCGATCTTTCTGCTCCATTGTTTTGTTTCGTTTAAACCGACTGCCATATAACGAAAAGCATCTGCTGCGTGAGATGTCCAATCGTGTTGTGGTCTGTTCTTGGTTTCTCCTTTATCGTTTGTTGCCCATCGATATTGTCTCAAGGCATCTAATCCATCTTTTGTTGTTTCGTAATTAAAGTAACATCTAGATAATATCATACGTACCGCGTTAATTCCGTCATCTACCGACATTTTCGGTACAACAGAGGTGGTCAGTCCGAGTGATTGAGCTATCTCTAATCTTGATTTACCTGTTCCGAGTTCTCTAACAGAGGCATCGTGAGGGAAGTAGTGAGTATCGTAGTTATAACCCCTATCTCTAAGGATTGTTGCATAATATTCTAGACTTTCTCCCGAGTCCTCAAAGTAGTCAATAACGTGTATCGCATGGCCTTTTTGTTGAACGAACCAAATCGATGTTTTATCAGCCATCCCCAAGTCCCAAAAAGTATCAACAGGTATAGTGCTATCATACGGAATCTTGGTTACTCTACCTTCATCATCACATTTTCCTAATCCTTGAGAGTAAATAGCTCCTATAGCATTAGATTCAAAACTACATTCATATTCTGCCTCGTATATTTCAGGAGGCATCATTTTTTTTGCTTCTTCTAATTCTAATTCTTTAATAATCTTTGTCTCGGAAGCCTTATACAATCCTGTGAACCACCCTTCGGTATGTTTTCCATGATCGTATAAATTATAAAAGGCATTATGCCCGGTTGGAGTTCCAATCGCAATCATCCACCCTTCTCGGTCTGATAAAGCAGGTCTAATCACTTCAGTCCAAATCTTCGGAGGCATTTGTGCAACCTCGTCTAGTATAACACCATCAATGTAAAGTCCTTTCAAGGTGTTTGGTCTTTCACAACCGAGTAATTGGATTCTTCCCCCATTAGGGAAGTCAGCTCTTAGTTCTGTTTCGTGATACTCCATGTTTGGCAGCACTGAAGTATAATACTTGAGATAGTCCCAAGCGATTCTTTTAGCCATACTGTAAGTAGGAGCTATGTAATAATAACGAGGTCTAGGAAGTGTATTCTGTAAACACTTCTTGATAATTTCGTTAACTGTAAGGACTGTCTTGCCGAATCTTCGGTGACAAACTAAAACATTAAATCTCTTGAGACCTTTGTGTATCTCTTGTTGGAGTTCTCTCGGTTTGTAGGGTATGACTATTTTCTTCATGTATGTTTTTCAATATATGGGCAATAACATCAACTGTCCACCCATTGCCCAACATTTTATATCGTTGGGTATTAGAAACTCCTTGTGTGTAATTATCTGGTACAGTTTGTAATCGTTCACACTCAATCGGTGTTAATTTACGATAATACATTCTGTCTTTCGTAACTACGTTATCTTTTTGAACTGTTGTTAGAGAGTTTGTTTTACCATCTTCTCTAATCTCTAAGTGTTGGGTTGTCTTACCTTGAACACTCTCTTTATGGTCAGTTCTTTTTCCGTTTTCGTCATAATAACGACCACGAAATGCACCACACATAACTTTTGGTATCGATGCAGAACCAGCAGCAAGAGAGTTAGAAGGTTTTTCTGGTTTACGAATACGATCTTGTTGTGAGGCATATCCTTTGCCACTCACATCCATTTGCCAATAATTAGGTGTCTCTCTTAATCTTTCAGGGTTTTTTACATATAAAGGAATTTGCCCTTTATACATACTTGCCACTAAACAATTTGCTTTATCATCTTCCACAGATGAAACCATACTTCCTCTTGTTCTCCCACCAAAATTTCCATTCAAGTAATTAGGTGGATCGTCAAAAGGTAAATCTTCTAAAATATCTTTTATGACTAAACCTTTGTCCTGAGGTTGTTGAACATTCGGTATGTTAGTCCAATAAAGTCTATGACGAGATTGTGCCGATAGAAGAGAACTATTAATCATAATGGGTTCTACTCCTAGATGTTCGGTAATCACATCTTGATAGATCTTCTTCATTCTTACATTCTCTAGTAAGAAATACTGAGGTTTACATTCTTTCAGTAAACGGACAAATTCAAAAAATAAGGCACTTCTGGGATCATCGAAATTCAGTTGTTTTCCAGCAAAACTAAATCCTTGACAAGGAGATCCCCCCATCAATAAATCAATGGGTTCTAAATCTGCTGCTTTAACCTTCGTCACGTCTCCTAAATGAATCGTATTCGGAAAGTTCTTCTTGGTGACCTCAATGGCATATTTATCGATTTCGGCAGCATAATAGTTATCATATTTGATACCGAGTCTATTGAGAGCTATCTGCCCACATGACATTCCGTCAAATAGTGATAATACGTTCATATAGTTATTATCAGTACAATTCAGAATTTTTCAACTTTTATTTAATAAATAATCTTGGATTCTATCGATGTCTTTTCCCTTGACTTGCCCTCTTCCTTTGGTGTCTGAGGTCGGAGTATGCTGAGATAACTGCTCATAATAACTCGTAATTAGATCCGATGCTTCTTTTCTTGTCTGTTTTCTTGTTTTCTTTGTTGTTTTCTTTGCCATAATGTTTTCCACATACAAAATAGTATGCTCCTTTATCGTTTATACCAAAACTACCATATTTATCGCAAATATAACACCTTCGATACTTAATTTGTTCTTCGTGATTCCAGTTAAAGACCTGGTGACTGTTATATCTCTTCAAAATACCCCCAAAAATCCATTTTAAAGCTCATACAGCTATATATTAGCAAAACCCGTAGAGAATTACTACTGTGTTGAAGTGTGTTAGTTGACGTTAACGTGAAAGGCCAGGGGGGTGGGCATTGATAATCAACAATAGTTCAGTAGGGTAGGGGAGATATTATATTGTTGCATAATATATCTTAGAGGAATCAAACGAAAGAACCCCCCTATTTTCAATATATTTTTATAAAAATAGTAAATTTCTATAGAATAATTGTGTCTAAATAGTTGTTTCTCGTAACACTCTAAATATAACCCAATATTATCAACAACAATAGAATGAAGGATTAAAACCTAGATATAGTATTTATATCCATATTTATCTATATTTAGTTCTTTATTATATCTCTTTATAGTTCTTTTATATCTAATTTAGTAATATTTGGAATGGAAGAAACTACCCCTTATTTATTCTTATTTAGTCTCTAATAGAAGAAAAAACCCCCACGAAATCGGCAAATAAATCCATTAAATCAATTAATTATTTTGTTTAACTTTTGTTATTATTTTGTTATTTTAAACCATTAACAAAAATAAGGAGACTAAGAAAAATGAATAAACAATTAATACCTAATAACTACGAATTACTTGAAACAAGTGATTTAGTTAATTCTAAATTGAATGATCTTAAATTTTATGGTGATCAAAATAAATTGGTTGCAATGTGTCATTCTGATAAAACTAAAAAACCTATTTGGCATTATCGATTTAGAAACATAGATCAAATGATGGCAAAAATAGAAGAGACCATTAAAAATAGGATCGAACACAAACAAAACGTCATTAATAGAAAGGAAGAGAGAAAACAACCCCACACTTATCAAGTCGGAGACTTTATAGATTGTATGTGGGGATATGATCAAACTAATGTTGATTTCTTCAAGGTTGTTGAAGTTGTAAGTGATCAAACAATTAAAATTGCCAAAGTTAGACAATCATTTACGGAACAAAATGGAGTATATGGAGATAAAGTAGTTCCAACTAATCAAATCATAGGAAAAGAAAAAACAAAAAGAGTCGGAAGAGATAACCGAGTTAAAATCTATTCTTATGCCTATGGTTCTAAATGGGATGGCAAACCACTACACCAAACCGATCCTATTTACGGACATTAATTAAACTTAAATGAAAACCTCTTTTTTGGGGTTTTCACTTAGGTTTAACCTAAGAGAAAGAAGGTACTAATGAATATTAAATATTTAGTGACTACAAAAGAATGGAGAGACAAAATAAACGGAAATACTTATTTTGCATCTCAAATAGAAAACTTAGAAAATGGAACAATTAAAAAAATTCCTTTTCAATATGGTTACGGAACACATAGTGAATATGTTGCAAAAGAGTTTTTAAATTTAAAGGGTTTCAATTCTGATCTACCAATTAGATTTGTAAAAATTCCAAATTGTAAACAAAGAGAAGTTAAGGACTTTGGAGGTGAATACTAAATGCAAGGTTTAGACGGATTGGATTTAATCCAACTAATGATTTTTTGTTTTATTAGTTATCAATTAATTAAAAGGAGTAAATAAAAATGATCGAGTGGAAAAAATCAATTTATTACATGACGGATCAAGAAATTGCAGAATATTATTGTCAAATTTGGAATAATATTAAACACATGAAAAGTTATGTTTTAAATTTACGAAAAAAATATCAATCTGAAATTGAATGGAGTGGAAAATGTTAACTTTTAAAAAGATTGAACATTTTTATGTCTTATATAATGGTAATAAAAACTATTATCATAAAATAACTTTTCTTGATGGTTCTTCTCAACTCTTTACTGAAAAAGATTGGGAAGAATTAAAAGAACTTACTAAAAATTAAATTTATTCTTAAACCCTTTTCATAGGGTTTAGGACTAGATTTAATCTAGTAGAAAGAAGGACTAAATGAACTATATAAATAAAACTGTGACAACCGAGGGACTCGGTTTCAATCTTCCTTGCCTTATTGATCAAAACAATCAATTTTGGAATGGTTGGTCAAATCCATATTTAACAGAAGATAATTTTAAAAAATATCTTAACCAACAGTTAAAATGGCAAATCGAAAACCCTTACTATTTCGAAAACTTGGACTTTATCCAAAGTTTAATTGAAATCGGACAAAACCCCATTTTAATAAATGATACTAAATATTTTTATTTAGGTGGTTTTATCTGTTGGTATGAAAAGGAGGATCAAAACAATGACAATTAACTTATTAACAAAGGTTTATACTAATTGGATTGAAAAAAATAATCTTCCATATGGTTGTGCCGAAGAATTACATTATGATTTAATTGATGATTATGAAGGTAATAAATCAAAAATTAAATGGTTACAAAGATTTATTTATCTTTGGGAAAAAGTGGAACATAAACCCAATGGGAAAGGTTTATAAAATGAAAAAAAACAATTATTGTAATGATGCATTTTTAATTAGTTATCTTGGAAAACAATTTGGGCAATGTACCACTCAAGGGGTAAATTGTGATTTAGTTGTTTTTGGTGCAAATGATGACTTTATTTATGTACATGAAAATAAAATCGAAATTGTTGAACATTTAATCGAAGAAAATACCCTTTATAAGGTAATTGGATTTTGTGCCTTTCATAAGTACAATTTTGTTGTCTAATTAAATCTAAATTTTAAAGGGGGTTTAAAATGTAATATTTTTATAAAAAATCTGTTTTTTTCTTTGGATTGGTTTTTTCAAAGTATTTTTTAAAATCTGTTTGAATTTCAACAACCAATTTTCAAGGATTATTTGACCTATAAAAAGGATTTTTCAACCTAAATTTTAAATTTAGTTTGGATTTTTACACCCAATTCTCAAAAACTATTTGGATTTTTTAACCTAATTCTCAAAAACAATTTGAATTTTTTTAGGCAATTTTCAAAAGTGATTTGGATTTATCCAGGTAATTCTCAAAAACTATTTAGACCACTCAATCGAGAAACTCTGATCACCTGAAGTCAAAGTAATTCTTTCTTTATCTGATCCGTAATGTGTTGCTGCAGCTTTACCAGCGTACCAATGTAATTGTTTTTGTAAAATCTCAAGGCCCTTGATTGTGGACATATTCAGTTTTCTATCTTCTTTAACAGAATTTTGTAAATCCTCTAATAGTTGATGATATTCGGAAACTTTAAAATCAGCTCCAGCGTGTTTGGCTTGTTCGTATGCCAACTTCATTTTGTCATCGTTAAAGACGTGATTATAGAAATTACTCCAGGTCAACTTACATTTTTTCACTGCCTCAGTAGGATTTATTCCTTGACTAATCAGGGTAAATACTTGGTCGATTAAAGTCTTTGTATATTTGACCGGGCGACCAGTCTTTTTAGTGGAGGGTAGTGTTGATTTGGTTGACATCGTGAAACTCTATTTCATGTTCTTTGGATATTTGATCAACGAAGTCGAGTGCATCATTCTTATAATCAAAATTACCAACACTAATAATAATACTGTAAGTGTTATCTTGATTTTGCAGCAACATAAATCGTTGACGTACTAACATATCGTCTAACAATTTGTCTTTGTTTTTCATAATTATCCAATCTTGAGATATAACTCTTTATTAATTTATTTATCTTTCTTTTATTACTTTGTAGAAACTTGTATTTTTTCAAGACATAAGATGGAACTAAACCTGCCATTTGACAAATGAATTGAAAGTCTTGGTTGTGTCTTTTTAACCATTTTTGGGCATCTTTTTTATCTTGATCTGTCCCAAATCTTTTGTTGTAGAATGGATGTGTTGTGATACCTAAAGCGTCAAGTATTAACTGAGTTAGTATTTCTTGATATAGAGTTTGATACATCATTTACACGTACTAATCCCATTCTAAGTTTATTATATCATAAGAGTCGTGGATAAAAGGCGAATAAAAGGCGAAAATTATATTTCGTAGTAATCACATAATCTAAATAAACCACTACGGAATTTACTAATATGTGACCGGGCTGGCTCATTGTTAACAATAACCTCATAGACAATAGAGGCATAATCACCAGCTTTTCTAAGAGCCCCTCTAACTCTGTCTTGTGCTCCTAATTTAGAGATTGCTGCCTTATCGCCATCTCCAATAATTTTTTCTTTAACGTAATCAAATGTTACTTTTGGATAATAACCTGCATAATAGATATCTTGTTGCAATCTCAAACCTGCATTGTATAGGTCGTTGTTTAAATTGTGGTTATCTGGGAACAATAAATGATTGTTGTAATAGTATTCAAAGATATCTGCGTGTCTTTTTCTAACACGTTTATAGGCTTCTTCTCCCTTTTCAACCTTTGGTATTTCAACAACAACTTCTTCAAAGTCTGGCAGCCGATAATGTTTGCCACTGATCTCAACAATAGTTTGACCACCAAAATCAGATTTTTTAGGCATTAAACCTCATTACCCCAAACATCCCAACCTTCTGTTTTGTTTCTGGCAAATAATTCTATTCTTGGTAAATCACCTACTAACTCTAATATCAAATCTCTAAATACGTCTGGTTTCTTTGAGTGATGTTCTATAGGATGAATTTGTAGTTGCCTTACTGATGCTGATAATCTTTTAATCCTACCTCTTGTAGCCAATATGCAAATCTCTGGATTTGCTCTTGTCCACCTTCCAAGACCTAAAAAAAAACTATCTGATTTTTTGTTTTTTTTACACCAAACAAAAGCTGTTGATTTATATTCAAATCCCCAAGACTCTACAACTTTCATAAATTCATTTAACTTGGGTAAAGTTACCCACATAAACAAAATAGAATTGTCGTCAGCTATTCTTCTAATCGGAAGGTAAGTAAGATCTCCTATTGACATAGTAGAATAATGATCCGTAGCAGAACTGTTCATCATATTCCCATTATAAGACCAAGGTGGATCTGCATAAATGATTTGATATTTTTTGTTAGGTAAGGGTTTCACCAAACTCTTCCTTTAACTTATCAAATTCTGTTATTGACATAGAATACAAAGGCCCACCTCGTTTCATTGCCATTTCCCACCTAGACTTTCTAATTTTCTTTTCTGAGTCTTGGATTTCTTCATCAGTGGGTGGCATATCCACTTCGTTAAATTTTTGATTTGTTATAAATCTTTCAAAAGCTACTGCATACTCACCATGATTTTCTACATAGACTGGGTAAGTTTTTAATACCTTTTCTTGATCTTCTGGTTTTAGTTTATTAAATCGTTCTATTGTTTTTGGTTTACTAGATCGCTGCCGAAGTTTTGCAGATAGTGATTTCCATATTTTTTCTAGCTCTTCTATATTATTATTATTTATATAATCTCTATCTCTATCTCTATCTAGGGTGTGAGTGTTTTGTTCTGACAAATCGTTATCAAATTTTTTCTTTCTGGCTTGGCTTCTTTTATTTGAAAGTTCTAAACCCTTTTCATATTCTTCTTGTTGTTTTAAATTAACGTAACGATTATCTACAAGGGTATATTTTGTTGTTATGATTTTTAACACATCCCCCTTAAGTTCTTCTAGTTTTTCTAAATCAGGAACATAATTAATAACCATACGACACAACTCATCAATGTCGTTGGGCAGCCCTTTACCATGTGAATAAGATAGTAGATCAATATAAATACCTCTTTGTTGAGGTGTTAAGTTTCTGGTATCTGCAATCCAATCATCACAGAAAAACCACATCGCTTTCATTTTCATTCTATTATAAACCCTTCCTTATTAGATCCAGGGATATAATCAATCCATCCCCGAATCTTTAGTTGTTGAATTAATTTATAGATAGTGGAAGTTGAATTGCAACCATAAATTTCTGCCAACTCTTTATAAGTGGGTTTGTCCCCATAATCAGTGAAGCTGCACAAGATACGATAAAAATTTTTTTGTTTACGAGTTAAGGGCAGCCTCATTACAAGGCCACCCATTCGTTATATTTACGGAGGAAATTGTGTGAATGTCTCGCCAAAAAGAAGGGACTAAGATCTATGAATTTTATACAAATTATATACACAAAATATATTTTATATAAAGAAACATTCACACAAGAAGAATGTATACATAAATTAATTAAAATCAATTAGTTTTTTTTTCTTGTTTTTTGGGGATAATTTATTTAAGTTTTTATTAGGAGAAATATTATGAATGTCAAAGAAGTAAAAGAACTAGGTGTGATAAACGATATTGTCATGTCACATCTACAAGAGTCTCAAAGTGAGTATTTAGAGAGAAAGAAAAATTTAGAGTTCCAATCTGATATTGGTCTTTCCTCTGTAATGGATAGTCCATTAGTTCATTATTTGAGATTAAAACACCCTGATATAGAAACAAAAACATCTGATCATTTACATACAATGATTGGTGAGTTTATGCACAAAGAAATTCAAAGACACTTTATTGCTGTTAAAGGAACTAGTTGTCATATTGAAGAACCTGTGCAAATCAAAGTTAGGGGTGATTTGGGTGACTGGTATCTGTCTGGTCGTATAGATATTTTAGAAATGTTAGCGATGAACCAAGTAAAAATTGGTGACATCAAGGCGACAAGTTCTTATCAAGTATCAACCTTGAATAAAGAAATATACAAATATGAAAAAACAGGTGATTGGAAAGAGTTAAAACATAAATACTTTTATCAATTAAATGCTTATGCAGAAGGTATGAGGCAAAAAGGTTTTTGGGTAAAAGATTTATATTTAATTATTTATTGCAAACATTGGACTAATAAGTTGGCTTGGGAAGATCCAAACTTTCCACAATATCCTTTGTATGCTCGGTCTATTCCCATGTTAACGTCTGAACAGATACAAGAATATTTGTCAGAGTGTGTTAATCGTCATCAAATGGCACAGAACCCAGATCACAAGTACACACCTTCTTGTAGTAAAGATGATTTGTGGTTGTCTGATCATAAAGAGTGGGCAGTGATGACTAAAGGTAAAAAGAGAGCTGTTAAACTTTTTAAGAAAAAAGATGAAGCAGAAGAATATTCTTTAAACGTACCGGGGGGATTCTTAGAACATCGACCTATGGGTATTCCTATGAGATGTAGAGATTATTGTGCTTACAATATTGTTTGTCCTCAGTTTAAAAAAACAAAAGAAGAATTAGGAGTTAGAGATGAATAAAAGAATATGGGAAAATCTTTGTCACACAGATAAAAAATACACCAAACCTTTTAATAAGTTTGGAACAGAACTAACAACAACTGATCCAATGTATCAAATTAGAAAGATGACAGATCAGTTTGGGCCTGTTGGTGAAGGTTGGACTTATGATGTTAAATACACTTACACAGAAAAAAATGTATTTGCAGAACTAAAAATAGGTTGGAGAGAAGATACCAATAAAGACTTTAATTGGTATGGCCCAATATCAGCAGTGAATCCACTATACAATAGTAAGGGGACACTAGATGATGAAGCACCTAAGAAAGCAACGACAGATGCTTTAACTAAAGCAATGTCTCACTTAGGTATGTCAGCAGATATCTTTTTAGGGAAATTTGATGGCAACAAATATATACAAACAAAAACACAGGAGAGTGATGATATATGAGTGAAATATATTTTAATTTATTTAAGGCAAGAGAGAATGAAGTAGGTATCGTTTATGAGAATGGTAGCTTTATTCCTAATGAGGATTTTTCTTTTAAAGAAGGACATCCTTATAAATTAGGTCTTAAAAAACAAACTTCAGATAGTGGAACACAATATATTAGTGTTCGTGCTGTTCTTAATGAGTGGGCAATTCAAAACAAACCAGAATTTGCTCATTTGAAACATATGCACAATGCAGAACAACAATTAGAAAAGGAGAAGAATAGTCAATCAGTCGATGACGACCTCTAAAGATAAAAGAAAAGATAGAGCATACATGATGTGGTGTTTAGATAAATTTCCATGTTATGTATGCCAAATTATGAATCTAGATAATTGGTCGGAACAACGTCAGTTTCATCATCTTCAGGGTGCTTATAGACAAGGAGCTTCCATTAGAGACGATAGAGTTGGTGTTGTTCTTTGTTGGCAGCATCACAATCAACTACACACTCAGGGTGGAGAAAGAAACTTTTGGGATAATGTAGGAGTTGATCCTAAGATTATGGCCGATGAGATGTATCAAGAATATCAAGAAAGGAAGGGAAAATAATGGATTTATTTAGTTATCCAAGAAGTGCGGGGTATCAAAAAACTGATACTAGTAAAGAGGCAGCGAAAGATATTGAAAAGAATAGAGCTAAATCATTAAGAATGAAGGTTGAGAATATTGTTCGTCAATATCCTGGTGGTTTAACCAATGAAGAAATATCTTCTTTGTTGAATGAAGATTTAGGAAACATTAGACCTAGATCGACTGAACTATACAAGAAGGGTATCTTTGCCGATACCGGGGAAAGAAGAAAAAATAAAAACAATAAAAATGTCATTGTATGGAGGGCAGCATGAAAAAGAAACAACCAGATCTAAGTAAAGAAATTATTGAACTTCAAAGAACATTAAGAATTGTTTATGAAAAAGGTCATTTAGACGGATTAAAAGAGGCTTTAAAGACAATGAAGGAGGTAAAAAATGAAACTAGAAGATCTAACTAAAGATGCAAATTGGGTTAATACTGTTATAGATATGCACAAAGTGTTGAACCAACCAAGACAAGGAAAGATTTATCTATATCATCGAGGAATGATTGCAAATGATAAATACGATAAAAAAGATAATGAATTAAGAAGTATCTCTACAATGGTTCAAAGAAATGCAGAGAAACATGAAGTAATGCCTTTTCAGAAAAGATTAAAAAATGGCAATTATATTTACTTCTTTGTCAGATAATCATTGGACACCACTAAGTGAAGATTCAAAGAAAATTGAGTTATGTATATCTTGTGATAGATTACATACTAGAGCAATGATGATTCAATTAGATACAACGAAGAAAAACTTTTTGTGTATTATATGTCATAACAGGAGTAATAATGAGTTTAGCAGAAATAAATGAAGATATGGGTAAACTTTTAGATAAGTTTAGAAAGTCTGGGGAAAAATTAGCAGAAGCTGATGCAGCAGAAAAATATGGTGAGAACATGATTAGTGTTGTCCGGGCTAGAATAGAAACAGAATTTATGGATAAAGGTAAGTCAGCTAGTGAAAGTGAGAAGAGAGCAAAAGCCAGTTCTGAATATGAAGAATACTTACAAGAGTATAAAAAGGTTCGTCTTAATAAAATGAGAGCTCTTGCAGAACATGAAGATAATCGTAATCGGATTATGTTTAAGATGTCCATGAACAAAGCAGTCATGGAAGAAATGAAGTTTACTCGTTAAGTCCTCCTTTCATTGTACATTCTGTCCAACTTAGTGTAAGGCGTTCATCGCCTTGCACATCTACTGTTCTTTTGTAACACAGAAAATCCCACAATGAGTATGTTATATTCTTTGTCTGAAAGGATATACGAATATGTTTAATTTAACTTTTCGTGCTATGACGCACTTCTTAAACTTCTTTAACAAACCAAATCCAGAGGAAACAATCAAAGAGTTTTGCCAAGCTGAATATAAAAAAGATTGGTATGCTGCCTATATGACCTGGAAGGAAGAGGGAAGATTCCCTAACTATATTAGAAGAACTTTATAAGACATCTTCTAAGACACCTGCTTGGACACAAGTAAATTTCCATTCAATGTCTTTAACATCAGAGAAATCTTCTTTAACTAACTTGAAGTATTCATCACACTCTTGGTAGTTATTGAAGATCACTTCTGATCCCATGCGAACACATTGTTTATCGAGTCCTGTACCAAGACAAATCCACCCAACCAAAAAGAATTTAAGCATCTAAAAAGTGTACCTTTTCGACACACTTTTTCAATATCTCTTGTTCTGAACCTTCAGTGCCTTTAATGGGATTACCCTCTTTGTCGAGCTCTATAGCACCATAGATAAGGATTTTTTCTTTGTTTTGATCGTACCAATATCCTGTAGATAAACATATTGGCATAGGTTTTTTCATTGTATCCTCACAGTTACTCCATTCACCAGAGGCTCTACCAGAATCAATCCATGTAATCTCTACGTGTCTGAGACTATTTCTTTTTTTTACTGGAGACTTTTTTACCTTTTTTCTTTGCATACTTCTTGGCTTCCTTCATTCCTTTTTCTGTATATGCAAATTTTTTTCCACCGACTTTTGGCATTGTTCCTATCCTTTCTTGAGTTGTTTGGAAATCCACATATTCTTGACTAGACTTACCTTCTTTCCAAATTTCTTGTCTGCCTGTGCTTTTATGGCAGCGTAACCTTTTTTGTCTTTGATAGACTTTGTTTTTCCTTTGTATTTCTTTTCCCAGACTTTCATTACCATTTAACCTTATCTGCCCAATATGCTGCGGACATCTTTCCTTTAGCAATGTTTCTAGCATGACGGGCCTTGAAAGATTTACGTCTTGCTTTCTCAGATGCTGATTTAGGGCTTTTACCAGCTCCTGATACGCCTTGTTGACCAAAGCGAATGGTTTTAACTTTGTCACCTTCTTTAGCAACAACTACGTGTGATTTACTTGGGTGACTAGGTGTTCTTTTAGGTTTGTTAAATCCACTAACACCAGCACGTTTAAGTCTTGGATCTGCCATTCTTTTTCTTCTTTAATGCTTTAAGATCAGCAGCAGTAATCTTTTTACGAGGTGGTTTGACTGCGGCCAACTTCTTTTGTTTGGGTGAGTATTTACTATAAGGCATTTAGTTTTTCCGATTGTTTAACCTGGTTCTCAAATGTTTCGACCAATTCTTTGTCTTTGGCCATCTTCTCTTGATATAGTAAAAGTTCTTTTTGGTTCTTTACAACATCATCAAAGGTCATGGTCATAATCTTTTTTCTTAACTCAGCATTTCTTTCATGCCCAAGTTCTAGTCTTTCTAAGAGGAATTGAACTCTTGCTCTTTGTTCTCTTAATTCTTTTTTAGTTTCTCTTAATTGTTTTTCTACTTCTTTAAGTGTTGCCATGTGTTACTCCTTATGTGTGCAACCTGCACAATCACAGTTTATACAAGTCATCTCACAATGACAAGAACATCCACATTTCTCACACTTGATCATTTAGTAATTTTTTTAACCTTCTCAAAGCTGCGAATCCCAGCCATGCCCAAGAGAGCCATGACTAAAGGCATCAAGACACCCATGTCTAATGCGGGTAAAGGATCATGTTCAATACTAAAAGCAGCAAGAATAAACATAATGAATTGTTTAGCGACATACTCCCAAAAAATTGCAAGAGCACAACTCATTCCTATTAATGGTCTCCAGGATCGTTGCATAATACCACCAATACCTGTGGCAGTAGACTTAGCATCTGCTAAGTTTATATCCATTTGTTTAGAGTTAATCTCGTTTTCTAGTTCTTTGAGTTTATTTCTAGCAGCAAGTTTTTCTTCTTCGGAAGTATGAACACTGTCGATAACTTTACCAACAGTGTCCACAAGAGATCCGCCTAGTAGTTTAGATAGCATTAAGCTATCCACCAGTTATAAACTATTAAAGCTAAGACAATAAGGATCATCCATTTTGCGTGAGTATTTAGTTTAGTCCATAAACCTAATACCCAATCCCATGCTTGTTTCATCTCTAACTCCTTTCGGTTGTTAAATACTTTTCATTTTATCTGCTAAAGCGTTGGCACGATTAGGGGTTTGTTTTGCCCAACGGCTATCCAACATCTCTGCTGCACTTGCCTCGTACTCACACTTATTGAGATGATAATGAAATCTTTTGAATTTTTGTAATCTTGGAAGGCCTAATTGGAAACACATCTCGACCACAATACCAAAGGCAGTAGGATGTACGTGCTCTTCAGTAACAAACTTCTTTGCATCTTCTAAAGCAATGCTAAAGTCTTTGTCAAAGTATTCCATGACAACTTCATCAGAGTATTCTACTCCTTCTTGAAGATCATCTGTAGGTAGAACTAAATGGCCTACTCCAAACGTGGCGTTTCCTAAATGGTCTTTATAGACAGAATTTACCTTACCCTCATGCTTGAGGATAGATTGTTTTATTTGTTCTCTTGTTGACATTTCCCTTCTATTATATCACATAGGTCTTTCCAAATGATGAGAAGGTTCTTGTCAGATATCTCGACATACCCCTTTTTACCATTGAGTTTATTGAACTCTTTAGACTCTTCATCAATAATAGAAAAAATTAATTTATCTTTTCCAGGTAATATTCTCATAGATAGATATTTCTATCCCAACTACCAGATTTCTTTAAGATCATGGGTACGATATAGGGTACTCCGTCAGTAATCACTGCACAAGAGAGAATAGGTTTGGCCATATTAACTTTCATATAAGCCATAGCGAGAGACTTCTTATCTACCATGCAACCAACACTCATCCCCCAATTAAGGTGGAAGTCGTTAGCGACATATTTAATTTCACTCGTAGTGTGGAAGTGTCCTTGAACACAAGACATACTGGCTTCTCTTACCGCTTTGGCAATATCCTTACAGAATTGATGAGCAAAGATAATCTTACCTTTGTCTGTTTCAATAATGTGGCGTTCTTTCCATTGCCAACCCTTACCTACATCTAAGATCTCGTTATAGTCTTTAATAAAGAACTTAGACATTCCTTTGGCCATTGCTCTACGCAGCACCATCGAACCATGATTACTTTCTAGTAGGATAACTTTAGGAAATATCTTTTCTAATTGTTTACAAAGGGATTGCCCAACTAATAATTCATCAGCTGGGCTAGGGAGATCGGGATTAATAACATGAGAAACATTAATAGAGTGCCAGTCCATTTCATCTCCTATATGAACCACGTGATCGGGTTTATAGGCTTTGTTTAATTTCTGTAAAAAAGGGAAAGTATCAGGGTGATGATAAGGGAAGTGAGTGTCAGAAATGACTAATATTTTTTTGTACATATTCGTCAATATGTCAATAATTATATACTATAATCTGTGGATAAACTAGGGGTTATTGGGATCGAACTAAGTAGGCCTCAATCCACATAATCTTTTCTTTGATAATGGCGATATCGGTTTGCATATTGGCAATTCTATCGGCCTTTACTTCAACTGCATCTAATCGTTCCGAGAACATTCCCCAAGACATACCTAACCCAACTATTAACGCTACGTAGGGTAGGATGACTTTGAGTTCTATTTTCATTTGATATTTGCCGACATATTGTTTAAAGGGTTATTAAGTGCTTTGTTAATTTTAAGATCAAGATTCTCTTCTAGTATCTTCATCTCTGAGATTAACTCTCTCGAATCTTCTTTTTGTCTATCTTCCACATCATTGACAATTTCAGTAATGTGTCGGATGTCATTATTCATTTGACGTAAATCTGCCTTCATATCATTCTTTAGATCTTTGGCCACATCTGCTACAATAGAGATCTCTTCTAGAACCATATCTACTTCAGACTTTACAACAGCAATCTCTTGTTCGATATGAGATAGGTCAGGAGCAGTGTAATTTTGAATCTTCTCTTTCATGTCCATATAGTCTTTATATACCTCAAATCCTCCATATAAGCCTCCTACAAGGGTAGATAAGGCAATAAGGATACCAAACACCTTACCTCCTTTAAAAGATAACTGTCCTATACTTACTTCTGCCATTGTGAGTTAATCATTTCATCCATTGTTTGTTGTTGAGCTATATTGAACATTATACCATAAGGATCATCTATCGTGACACTAAGATAGTCGTCAATATTGTTATCTGTTAATGTTTTTAGTTGGTAGTTATTAAAAGATTTTGTGTCTGCTAACTGGGCCATAACAGCTAACTTAACATTGTTTAAAACAGTTTGATTGCCTTGTTCGACTACCTTGACCATAATCTTTTGGGCTACTTCTTCTTTGGTAGGTGTCTCTTGAGGTTGTTCTTCATTAGAGGGTTCTTCTGTTACTTCTGGCTCAACCTCTAACTCTTCGACCATTTCGGTCATCTCGACTTCCATTTCTGTTGGTATTTCTTCAATGGCAGCAAACTCTTCCATGACAGGAGTATCGATCTCTACGATTTCAGGTTCAACCATATCAAACTCAAAAGAAATCATTTCTCCTGTAGGATCTTGGATATCTATTTCAAAACTAACATCTTCATAAATTTCATAACTAGCATCAATTAAGTCCATTTCTACTTGATCTAAGACTTGATCAATAACTAATTCAATTATCTTATAAGTAGCAGTGAAGTAATAATCAGAGAAACCTGGGCCATAATATCCACCATGATATCCCATATCAACACCATAAAGTTCTAATTCTGCGGTATTAAAAACTAAATCCGAGACACTTTGGGTATATTTGAAATCTTTAACTCCAGACCAAGAGAGATCAGAATAACTATGATTGTATTGTTTGATTAAAACGGAATCGTTATAGAGAGAGACTGTAATTTTAAATTCATCTTTACAATCTCCTGTTGTGTTAACACATAGAGGAACTGTGTCATTTGAGATGTGACTGTAGACATTGCTTCCATACTCGATGAGATCAATGTTTTTGTATTCTGATAAATCAATATCAAAGGTTTTTGAGCCTCCTCCTAGACTCTCATTTCCTGTTGTAAACTCTGCTCCCTCCATACCATAGGAGCTATTAGAGTTTTCTACATCGTTAATATTTGTATCGGTACTATCTTTTAATAAATTTTCTGTAGTGACTTCTTCTGCTCTAGAAGATAGCGAAACCAGTAATGATAGCCAACAGACCACCCACAAGGTATTTTTCATAGTTTCTAGATTCCTCATATCCTGGTTTATGTTGAGGGTGACTATCCCACCCTGCTTGAGCAACCTCACCTATCGTACCAAAGTACGGGCAAGGAGTACCTGCCATTTCCATTGCTGAAAAAACTCGTTCATCTTGACAAAGAACAGAGACAGCAGCAACCTTCATTCCCATTCCATATAAGGATCGAGAAAGTTTTAATCGTTCACAGTTCTCATCAGTATAAACAGTTGCACCTGCAATACCTAAGATCTGTGTTTGTACAGCAGCACTTGCTCCTGTAGTACATACATCTTGATTATTAATGATCACCGAAGGAGCAGAGGCTGTTCCTACGGATTTATCAACTGTCGTTGTTCCAGAAATCGTACTGGACACTGTATTGGTCTCTGCATAAGATTTCTGTTCAAACCCAATTATTAAAACAAATATAATTAGGATGACAGAACATAACCACATCAACCATTCTTTTTTCATTAGGGTTTAGGATTATCTGCTTTAACTTCTGCTATCTTATCTTTCCAAGTAGTTGTGCCATTGACACTATCCCAGTATTGCATATCTAACTGGTCTTGGATTGATGGGTAAGCAGAAGCTCTATCTCTTTGATACTGATTGTTGTCATACTCAGTCTGGAGTAAGGCTTTCTCAGCACTGACTTCTGACCATGTATAAGGTTTTGTATCAGAGAAGATAGCAGTACCATTAGCATCTGCACCTGAAACATAATCAACATTACTGTTGTATTCTGCTTCGTTAGTTGGTTCACCTCTTACAACAAATTCGTGATTGTTATCATTCTTTTTGTTGAGAGATTGTATTGCTGTTGCTATGTCTGTCATTGTTTTCTCCTTATGTTTCTATTTCCATTAACGAGCAGAAATTATAAAAAGAACTACTCCACTCATGTTTTCCCCCACTCGTTAATCCTTCTGAATATTTTAAATGTAGTTCATATTCTGTAGCTGAAGTCGTATTTGGACTATCTAAATATCCTATGTAGGCTCTGTTTTCGTGATGACCATATTCATAGGCATCAGTTAAATATCCACTACCACCATTAACTCTCATATTATTTGCTAAATCAGTAGTCGTTCCACCAATATCTCTAACTATTTTTCCTTGTGATAAACAACTTCCGTCTGCTCTGTTAGAACCACCATATCTTGTAAAAATATGAAGATTAAAAACAACAAATATTTTGTTAGAAGCACTTGTTGGAGTAATGGTAGCTTTTACACCAGAAGCTACATAACTTGTAGAGTTAGTATTTCCCGCACCACCAGTAGCCGTAATGTGTTGCAAAACTTTCCCTGTAGCAACACCACTAGGCAAAGCAGTAACAGAACTGATTGATTGATTATTTAATCTGATTAATGCCATTATGCTAGTACCTCCATTACAGTAAGTGATGACACACCTCTATAATAACTAGAGCTGTTAGCATCAGTTGCACTTCTATTTACATAAATAGTACCACTATTTGTTCTTCCAATGATTTTATATGTAGTAGCACTTGTTGTACTTGGAGAGTCTAAGTGTGTCATAGCTAATGATGTGTATTGTGGACTTGCGTCTGCATTACCAGTATAACTAGGTAGTGTTGCTCTAGTTCTACTACCATCAGCATCACCAATAGCAATATCAGTTGAACCTCTTACAAGTTTAAATGCACTTTGGTCGTTAGCATTTGTTCCTTTAACTAAGTTAATATGAATTAAAATTTTGCTTGTCGCTGATGTAGGTGTTATTGAAACAGACAATCCTGTTATATCTACAAATGTAGTAGAAGCAGTAGAGAATGTATCTGTTTTTGTAGTACTAATTACTTGACCAATCTTCCCTAAAGCTAATCCACTATCTAACTTAGCAGAGGTAATCGCACCATTGTTTATCTTAGCAGTCGTAACAGCATTACTGCCTAACTTCGCTTCAGTAATCGCTCCGTCTGCCACAGTGGTAATTAACCCTGTACCATAATGTAATATCCAATCACAAGTATCACTAGCAGATACAGTGGTATCAAAGGTAATCGTTGATCCACTGACACTAAAGTTCCCCTGTTGCACCACACCACTAATACTACTCAATAAGTTATTAGCACTAGAAGGTACAAAGTTTACTGAGGATTTCTGTAAGGTGTAACTTGCTGAACCATCAAATGTTAAGTTATCCAGTACCTCTACATTGGATATGCTTTCTGTTCCTCTACCTATGTATGCCATTACTCACTACCCCCATTATCTGTAATTGTGTTTCCTTCAGCTACCCATTCCATAATCATTTGGTAATGACGATTGTTTTCATCATGGGGTACACAAGATATTTGTATCGGGTCATCTGTATAAGTAACAATGTAGCAATCAAATATTCCGTCAAAATTATAACTTTTTGTAACTGTCTCTATGTTCATAGTTCTGCGTCTGCCTCCAATTTATAAGTAGAGTTATATGAAATTTCAGCTTGTAGAGCATGGTTGCCAACATTACTTTGCAGTGTTCCACTAAATCTAAGTAAACTTACATCTTTATCTCCACTCCATTCAGATTGACCAGAAGCGGTAACAGAACCATAGTTATCTGCTCCACCGATATACACACCAGTAATATTACTTGCTGAAGGTAAACTTACAGTTGGATTACCTCGCATAGGAACTGGGAGTGCGTGCAAACCCGCTGTTTGATTTCTGTTATTTGGATTTGTTATAACAGTAGCAATTCTTTTGTATGTGGCGTTAGTTCCACCTATGTAATAATAATACCTCTGACACCTCTGTAAATTCACATCATAAGGTAAGAACTCAAAATCACTAGCAGTTGTACCGACTTCTAGTTGTACTCCTGTGATGTACCATTCGTTAGATGTACTGTCGGCTAGATTGACTTGACCGACTGCTCTGTCTCCCGCTACATCTGATTGCCAAGAAGTTCCTAAT